GTTTGCCAAGAATTGGATATGAAAGAACCTTGGTGGCGAAGTCTTGACGATAATCGTCAAAGAATAGTAGCCAATATGTGTTTTAACCTTGGTCATCCACGTTTAAGTAAATTTAAAAACTTTATTCATGCTATGCAAGTTTCAAATTGGGAACTTGCTGCTGAAGAGATGATGGATTCAAAATGGGCTACGCAAGTAGGAGATCGAGCAAAAAGACTTAGAGATAGGATGTTAAAAGGATAATGTTAAAAAAATATATTTTTAAACCGGGAATAGATAAAGAAGGAACTTCTTACTCAGAAGAAGGCGGTTGGTATGATGGCGATAAAATACGTTTTCGTAGTGGATTGCCTGAAAAAATAGGTGGTTGGAAAAAAAATACTACTAATACTTTTATAGGTACTTGCCGAAATATGCACTCTTGGAGAGATCAAGACCAAACGGATTATCTAGGGTTAGGAACGCATTTAAAGTTGTATATTAAAGAGGGAGATGCCTTTAATGACATTACCCCGCTTCGGGTAACGACATCAGCAGGAGATGTTACGTTTGCTAAAGTTGCTAATGGAGATGCTACTATTACCGTATCCGATACGGCTAACGGAGCTATGCAGAATGATTTTGTTACTTTTAGTGGTGCAGTCTCTTTGGGCGGTAACATTACAGCAGCCGTATTAAATCAAGAATATCAAATTGCAACGCTTGTTGATGACGACAGTTATACCATAGAAGCCAAGGACACCGATGGCGATGAAGTTACTGCTGCTGCTGGGGATTCTGGTAATGGTGGCAGTAGTGTGGTAGGAGCCTATCAAATCAATGTTGGTATAACTAACTACGTTGCATCTACTGGTTGGGGTGCAGGACTTTGGGGTGCTGGTACTTGGGGGGCTATTACAGCTATCACTGATACTAACCAATTACGCTTGTGGTCATCGGATAATTTTGGGGATGATTTAGTAGCATCAGTCAGACTCGGAGGTATTTATTATTGGGATGAATCTTCTGGAGTCAGCACTAGAGCCGTTCCGTTTACCAGTTTAACGAATGTGAGTAATCCACCAACCAGATCATTACAGATTATGGTATCGGATACGGATAGGCACATTATCTGTTTCGGAGCCAATAATATTGGTTCATCTAGTTTAGACCCTTTGTTGGTCAGATGGTCGGATCAGGAAAATTCCCTTGACTGGACACCGACTTCTACGAATACCGCAGGAGGTCAGAAGTTATCTTCTGGTTCAACTATTATAGGAGCATTGAGAACCCGTCAGGAAATATTGATCTGGACGGATGTAGGTGTAGTATCAATGAGGTTTGTGGGAGCACCTTTTGTCTTTGCCTTTTATGAGATTTCTGAAGGACCTTCCATGATTTCTCCGAATGCTGCCGTTAATGCAGATAACCGAGTATTTTTTATGGACAGGGGCGGTTTCTTTATGTATACGGGAACCGTTCAAGCCCTTCATTGTTCTGTTCAGGATTATATTTATAGCGACATAAATCTAGGGCAATCGTTTAAGATTTTTGGTACTAGCAACGTAGATAAAAACGAAGTTATGTGGTTTTACTGTTCAGAAAGTTCCGATGAGATTGACCGTTATGTTATCTACAATTACTTAGAGAATGTCTGGTCAATAGGAACCAATACGGATTCTTTCACTCGAACAGCGTGGATCGAAGCACCCTCTTTGAATTTTCCGCTTGGTGCGGGTTTAACATCTGGTAGCGATGCGAATTATCTCTATAATCAAGAAAATGGAGATGATGCGGATGGAAGTGCGATGACGGCTTATATAGAAAGTGCCGATTTTGATTTGGAACCAGACGGAGATCATTTCATGTTTTTAAAAAGGATAATACCTGACTTGAAATTTAAGAATTCAGACTCCGAGGATATTGTAACAATTACGGTAAAAGGTACGGACTATCCATTAACTACTGCAACTACATTAACAACCAGTGATGTTACTCCAAGTTATACACAAGCTTTTATAAGAGCACGATCAAGGCAAACAATTCTTAGATTTGAGAGCACTGGATTGGGTTACGGGTGGAGATTGGGAGCAACACGAATAGATATGCGACCTGACGGAAGGAAATAATTATGGCAGGAAAGAGTCCCATACCACTACCTGTTGCCACTCCTGAATACAATTCTACTAATGAGTCTTTAACCCGCAGACAACTGGAACAGATAATACAGAATTTGCAGACTGAAGTTACTTTATTAAAAAATATGACAGAGAGTGGAACCAGTAAATCCGTTAGAAGACATCAGTTCTTATTAATGGGGAGCTAAACAATGACGGATAATTTAAAAGTATTGGGTCAGGTAGACCCTGCAGCTACTACTACTACAACTTTATATACAGTTCCAGACCTGACGCAAACAACAATAAGCTCTATTGTGGCAGCGAATAGGACTGGTTCTGCTATTACATTTAGGTTAAGCGTTCATGTAGACGGTGCTTCTGCCGATGATAAACAGTATCTGTATTATGATAAATCGGTTGCAGCTAATGATTCTCTAACTATAGTGATAGGGATAACGCTTAATCAAGATGATGTTTTAAAAGTTTATACGAGTGCAGTAGATATGAGTTTTAATGTATTTGGATGTGAAACCAAAGAGGAAAGATAATATGGATGCTAGAAGACAAGCACAGCAATTAGCAGGAATGGGTCGTTATGGCGACACAATGCTTATGCACGTTAATCCAAAGGAAGTAGAGGGCATAGCTTCTTTAATACCAATAACGACTAACCCCCAGACAGGACAGCCTGAGATGTTTATAGGAGCTTTATTGGGAAGCTTACTCGGAAGTACCTTCCTGCCGGGATTAGCTGGAGGTTCTATGTTAGGGGCTGCGGGAGCAGGAGCGATAGGTTCAGCACTCGGAACGTGGGCAGAGACAGGTGATCTTGAGAAAGGAATTATGTCTGGAATTATGGGTTATGGTTTAGGAAGTGTATTTGGAGAGGTAGGCTCTGGTGCAGAATCTTTAGGAGAGATAGCTTCAGAAGAATCTCTTAAAGCAGCAGCCCTACAAACACCAGTGCCGACACAATGGGTAGCAGAACGAGCAGCACAAACAGCAGGAGAAGAAGTAAGCAAAGAAGCCATGTCAGATTGGATAGCTCAAAGCGGAACAGAAAGACTTGGAGATATAGGAAGAAATTTATTTAGTAAAAATACTTTAAGTTCTTTATCCGAAAACTATTTACCNATNGCTTTAGGNGGNGGTNNANTNGGNGCANANGCAAGCNCAAGAANANTNTGANAGAGNNATGGCAGAATGGCGAGCAGGAAAAGGCAAAAGAAGAGAGGAGCTTTTAGCTAAATACCCCGAACAAATCTCTCCTCGATCTCCTTATTATCAACCGCCCTTATACGGTGCTCAAGGAGGAAGAATAGGCTATAAAGAAGGGGGAGAATTTGATAAGAACTTTTTAGATAAGTTATATGATTGGTCAGCTTCTATTGATCCTCTCATTCCTAAAGATTATCAAGAAGGTTTGGATTGGTGGAATCCTCATGCTGTAACACCTCAAGGTTCTTATCAAAATGTAACAACTCAAGGCGACCCATTGAAAAATACACCAATCACACCGTTGCATGAGTTTGGCAAGAGGTCTTCTGAAGCATTTGGTGTATGGGAAGACGTACAGCGTAGAGAAGAAGAAGAAAAGAGAGAAAAAGAAAGAGCTTTAAGAGAACTTTTTGGTAATAATCCAGAACAGGTGTCTCCACGTTCACCTTATTATCTGCCCCCTTTGAGTAGTGCTCAAGGAGGACAGATACCCCACTATCAGGGAGGAACACAAATTATTACTGACCCATCNCTCTATCCTTGGATGACTAATGACACAGGTGATGACACAGGTGATGGCACAGGTGATAATCAAACTAATTTACCTGACCCTCAAGAAGGAGGACAGTTATCTTCTGCTCCGTCAGGAACACAAATTATTACTGACCCATCACTCTATCCTTGGATGAATGATGATACTGTAGATGATTCGCTATCTCCTATTGACTGGACTCAGCCTGTTTATACCCCCCCAGCACCAAGTATCTTTGCAGATGCCCCAACGGGCAGTGTGTTGGAAAGATACAATCAAGCTAATACTGCTGGATTACCACTTTATACCACATTAAAAAGTCCCTTTGCCGCATCAGGTCTTGCACCTTCTGCATATTCCCCTGCAAGAATCCCACAAACAGATGATGCGGGAGAGGTAACGACAGATGCCGCTGGAAATGTTATATACATAGATAATCCAGCGTTAACAGGAGCTTTCCAAGGTCCTGAAGGACAACTTATTCCTCCCAAAACTTATATGCCCGGCATTGATCCTGAATTCAACTATTTCCCCGGAAGAGTCAGAAGTGCTGGTTCACTAACTGGTGGTGCTGGCGGTGCCCCTGACGCTGGTGGCGGTGACACTGGCACTGGCACTGAAGTTGAAACTGGTGGTACTGGCGATACATCACTTCAAGAGTACATCAACGAATTCCTTGCAACTGGAGGTTATAGTGAGCAAGATTGGTTGGATTATATGCGTGGTTTAGGTCCAGATATAACAGGCTTTATGTCCGAGCAGGATTTCCAAGACTGGTATGCAGGTCAAGACTTTTCACAATATGCAACAAACCAAGATTTCCAAGACTGGTTAAGTAATCAAGACTGGTCACAGTACATGACAGATCAGGAATTTCAAGACTGGTCAGGCGGTCAAGACTGGTCACAATTTGATCCGTCAACTTACGATTGGAGAAATATATTTGATCAATTCGGAGGCGGTATAGGTCCACAAGGTCCACAAGGTCCACAAGGTCCTCTGGGTCCACAAGGTCCACAAGGTCCTCAAGCTTATCAAGACTGGTCACAATTTGATCCATCAGATTACGATTGGACAGATATATTTGATCAATTTGGAGGTGGTATAGGTCCTCAGGGTCCTCAGGGTCCTCANGGTCCTCANGGTTATCAAGGATTACAGGGATTACAGGGATTGCTAGGTCAGGGATTTGATCCAAATACTATTGACTGGTCAAGTATATTTGATCAGTTTTCTAATCAAGTTTCTAATCAAGATAACATTCCTTCTGGTAACAATTACCCGAATGATGAACCAATGGCGATGCAGGGAGGTGGTCAGATAGAAGAAGATGTAGTAATTATGGAAGCAAGAATGGCTGTTTTGGGACAACATCAAAATCCTGATCAGGCTATCCAAGCTTTTATAGAAAAATACGGAATAGATGCTTTTCTTCAACTTAGGGATTCTGTCCTACAGCAACAAGTACCCAATGCCCAGACAGAAGGCATCATTTCAGGACAAGGTGGGGGT